CAGCCGTGGTGGGACGCGCCGCAGTTGGCGTGGTGGAACATCCCGAGCGTCCCGTCCATCGTGGCCGCGCTTGAGGAGGCATACGCGAAGGGCCAGTCCCGCAGTCAGGCGCAGATCGACCACGCGGCGACCTACGACGCGGACCTGATCTTCAAGGACTACTGGTGCCCGTACCTCGACAAGATCGCCAAGGCGGGACCGACTACCGGCCCCGTGGTGATCCCCGAGTCTCAGACCCGCTCATGGGTCCGCAACGAGGGCAACAAGGACCCGCGCCTGACCATCTACGTGCCGACGTTCCGCCGGCCTGAGCTGCACAACCTGCTTGCCTCCCTCGCCCCGCAGATCGACGAGCGCGTGGAGGTCATCGTCTCCGACAACGACCCGAACGGGTTCGGCCTGTCGGCGGTAATGGCCACCCTCGACCACACGAAGGCGCGCGTCGTCTACTCCACGCGCGGCGCGAACATCGGCGGCGAGGCGAACATCCTGCGGGGCTACGAGGCCGGAACTGCGGACTGGGTATGGATCATCGGGGACGACGACACGGTGCTCCCTGAGGCCGTCAGCGACGTCCTGGAGGCCATCGACCACGATGACCTGGACCGCCTGATCCTGCTGTCCCGCAATGCGCCGTCCAACGCGGCGGGCATGGTGGGCACCCTCGCGGAGATCGCCGCGCACGAGCCCGCGCTGCCCATCGCTGCGACGCTCATCAGCGCGAACGTGGTGCGCCGGCGTGCGGTGGACCTGGAGTGCGCACACAAGAACTTCGGCACCATGTACTCGCACTCGTTCGCGCTCACGTCCTGCCATCGGGTCAAGGTGCTCGCCGCCCCGTGCATCACGGTGGGCACCGGCCACGTCAACCAGTTCTCGGACCTCGCGGGGTTCAAGGGCGACGTCGGCAAGGTCTGGACCGAACTGCTTCAGCTCTCCGGCGTCACAGCGTCGGACGAGTCCTTCCGCTGGAACTTTGCGAGCGTGGCATGAGCCGCCTCGTCGGCATCACGGGGGCATCGGGACAACTCGGCATCGCGCTCCAGCGCCGGTTCCCGCGGGCGATCCCCATCGGGCATCGGATGCCATCGGAGCGGGTGGACCTCCTGATCCACGCAGCCTGCCCGGTGTGGACGGACGAGCACAGCATCACCGAGTTCGACCGCTTCAACCTCGCGGTGCGCCAGTACATGAACACCTTTGAGGGCACCCGGATGGTGAACGTCGGGTCATGGTGGCAGTTCGCGGAGGGCGACTGCCGCGGCCTGTCCTACACGAAACTGAAGGACCGCCAGCAGGAGATGTTCCCCGAGGCCACGCACCTCATCGCGTACTCGATCTACGGCCATGAGAAGGGCTTCGTGAAGGCGGTCCTCGACCACATCACGGGCGGCCCGAAACTGCCGAGCGTCGGCACCCAATGGCGCGACTTCGTGCACGTCGACGACGTGGCCACCGCAGTCGAGGTCGCGGCGGGTCTCACGGGGACGTGGGCGGCCTGCACCAAGGAGCCGGTCCGCACCGACTCGCTCCTGTCCGCGTTCGGCGTCGACCTTCCCATCGTGGAGCAGTCGCCGACTGCGGATCTCGTCTACAAGCACCCGGTGATCTCGACGGGCCCGAGTCGGGTCCATGAGTTCATCGCTGACACCATCGCCGCTCGCGCCCGACGCGCGTGGGCACAGCAGCGCGACGACTGGAGGGCGGCCTAGTGATAACGAATGGCTACGCGACGCTTGCGGAGGTCAAGTCCGCGGCGCGCATCCTCGACGCGGTGGACGACGCCCTGCTGGAGACCGCCATCGAGACCGCCTCGCGCATGGTCGACGGGTACTGCGAGCGCCGGTTCTTCACCAACGGCACCGAGACCCGCACCTACGCGCCGTCCGACTACTTCACGCTCGAGGTGGACGACATCGCCACGTCCACGATCACCCTGGCGACCTCGAGCACGCTCGACCAGACCTACGACGTGACGTGGAGCGCCTCGGACTTCCAGACGCACCCGCTCAACGCGACGGTCTCCGGCATCGCCGCCCCGATCACCAAGATCCGCGCGACCGGCACCTACCTGTTCACCCCGTACCGTGGCGAGGCAACCGCGCAGGTGACCGCCGTGTTCGGCTACGGCACCGCGGTGCCCACGCAGATCAAGCACGCCACGATGCTCCTGGCAATGCGCCAGTTCAAGCGCTACGACTCCCCGACCGGCGTCATCGGCTTCGGCGACTTCGGCCCCGTCCGCGTCGGCACCCGCCTCGACCCCGACGTGGCGATGATCCTGAACCCGTTCCGCAAGTCCGCGGTGGGTGTGGCGTGAGCCTGTCGACGCTGCGCGACGGGCTGGCATTGAACCTGTCGACGATCCCCGGCCTGCGCACCGCGGCCTACGTGCCCGATCAGATCACGCCCCCCGTGGCGATCCCGATCCCCACGGGCATGACGTTCGACTCCACCTTCTGCCGCGGTATGGACGAGTACGCCTTCACGATCCTTGTCCTCGTCGGCTCGGTCTCCGACCGCGCCTCGCAGGCGCTCATGGACGGCTACTGCGCAGCCTCCGGCTCGACCTCGATCAAGGCGGCAATCGAGGCTGACAAGACTCTCGGCGGTGCAGCGTTCGACTGCCGGGTGCAAGAAATGCGCAACTACCAACAGACCCCGGTGGGGGATCAGATGTACCTGTCAGCGGAGTTCACCGTTCAGGTCTACGCACAATAAGGAGCCACCATGGCCAAGCAAGTCATCACTAACCCGGTGATCGTCATCGGATCTGGCACCGTGTCGGCGAACTGCGCACAGGTGACCATCAACCTCACCGCCGAGGACGTCGACACGACGAACTTCGGCTCGCTCGGCTGGAAGGAGCGCGTCGCCGGTCTCAAGGACGGTTCCGTCAGCTTCGAATGGCAGAACGACTACGCCGCTGCGGCGCTCGACTCCACGTTCTTCCCGCTGCTCGGCACCGCCGTCGCGTTCAGCATCAAGCCCGCGTCGACTGCCGCCACCGGCTCGTCGAATCCGAGCTACTCCGGCACGCTGCTCGTCACCGAGTACTCGCCCGTGGACTCCGCGGTCGGCGACCTCGCCACGTTCAGCACCACCTGGCCGACCGTCGGCGCCGTCTCGCGCGCGACTGCATAACCCAGCCTGAACCCTTACCTGCGAAGGAGCCTGCGCCATGCTGAATCCGATCACCTTCACCGTAGAGGCCGAGTCCGGCCCGCTCACCGTCACGGCGGGCGGGTCGGACTATGCCGCCTACGAGGACCGATTCGACAAGCCGATCATCAACGCGATGGCAGGCGGTCAGTATCGGGCCTACGTGTTCCTCGTCTGGCACGCGATGCACCGTCAGAAGTTGACGGAGCTGACATACGAGGAGTTCCTCGACACGACGCCGCAGTTCGGCGCTCCTGAGAATGTCGAGGAAGTCGTCCCTTTGGAGAGCACAGCACCCATTGGCTGATCGTCCACCTTGCGTATGAGTTCCACCTTGCGCCCTCTGTGGTGCTCGCGGAGACCCCTCGTATGCAGACGACGATGATGCGCTACCTGCGGTGGCGTGCCAATGAGATGCGCAAAGCGCAGGAGGAGGCGAGGGGATGAAGGTCGAAGTCGACGGCCTCGCCGCCTTCATCAACCGCCTGGAGAAGTTCAACAAGGACGTCTCCAAGGAACTGAAGGCAGAGATGACGAAGGCCGCGTCCCTCGTTGTGTCCGACGCCAAGAGCGCCGCCCCCGGTGCGCCCCTGTCTGGCTGGGGGCGATGGATCGACGCGGGCGTCATGCCCAAGAGCACGGGCGGCCGCGACCTGTCGTACAAGTCTGGGTACAAGACGGTGACGAACCGTTACCGCGCTAGGGGAGCGACCGTCGGATTCGGCAAGGATGTGTCCACGTCTAATCCCGGCGCGGGCATCTTCCAGTTCGCCGGTACGCAGAACCGCACGCCGAACTTCACGCAGCAGATCGTGTTGCGGTTCGGTGCGGTGAAGAAAGTGCCCCGCGTCCTTGGCCCCGCGTACTACCGCAACATGCCCGAGGTTCGTGCCCGCATCGAGTCAGCCATCCGCTCCGCTCAGAGGAAGGTGGGGCAGTAATGGCCGACAGCGGCATCAAGGTCCACATCTATGGGGACTACAACGACAAGGACATCAACAAGGCCATCAAGGACCTGAACTCCCTCAAGACTCAGGCGGCGCCAACGGCTAGTGGCGTAGGCGCGGTCGGGACGGCGTTCAAGAATCTTGCACTCGCCGCTGGTGGACTGTACGCGCTCAAGGAGATCGCTGGCTTCCTGAGCGACTCCGTGCAGGCCGCCGTGGCCGACCAAGCCGAACTCGCCAAACTGAACACGGTTCTGGAAAACCTCGGCTTCGGCAACCGCGCCGCCGAGTTGCAGACGTGGACGGATAATCTCCAGTTCTCGGCGAACGTGTCCGAGAGTGTTCTTCGTCCGGCCCTGCAATCGCTCATCACAGTCACTAAGGACGTCGACCGCGCGCAGAGCCTGATGCAGTTGGCCCTCGACCTGTCCGCGTCCGGGTTCGGCAGCGTGCAGGACGCCGCGAACGCCTTGTCGAAGGCGATCAGCACGGGCACCGTTGCCCGCCTCAACGCCTTCACCAAGGGCGCCCTCGACCCCGCCATCATCAAGAGCAAGGATCTCGACGGCGCGATCCAGCAACTCGGCAACACGTTCGGCGGCGCTGCCGCTGCCAAGAGCAAGACTCTCCAGTCCCGCATGGAGGGCCTGGCCATCGCCGCGGACGAACTCAAAGAGAGCCTCGGCCAAGGCATCATCGACGGATTCGTCAAGGCCGTCGGCGGTGGCACGGACGACATCGACAAGGCCGAGCAGTCGATGCGGGACATGCAGAAGGCCACGGAGGAACTGGGCCAGACCATGGGACTCGCCATCGCCGGCGCGCTTAAGGGATTCATCTGGCTGAAGGGCGCCATCGAGGACTCTGCTGTCAAGTTGTGGGACTGGTACGACGCATGGTCCCGCATCAACATTGACTTTGAAGACAAGCTCGGCCTGATGGGTGACGCCGAGGCCGACGCTGCCCGTGCAGCGCTTGACCTGTCCTACGCTATGCGGCACCAGGCGGCAGAAGCCGCCAAAGCCGCGGACGCCGCTGCCGTGGCAGCCGTGGCTGCTACTGACTATGCGGGCGGCATCGACACGGCTACCGCCGCGACGGAAGAGGGCATCTCTGCGTCTGCCGCCTTCCTCGACGCGACGAAGGCGCTCGACGCGCAATGGGCAACGAAGTCCGCCCGGTTCGCCTTCCTCGACTACCTCGATACCGTAGCCACCAAGTTCGACAAGAACTCCAAGTCCCTCGACGCGCATACTGTCGCAGGGCGCAAGAATCAGACCGTCCTCATGGAGGGCTACACCACGCTAACCGCGTCGGTGCAGAAGTGGGCAGACGATACCGGCGCATCGACTGAAGAGATCAAGGTCAAGACGACTAGGGGCATCGACGCACTTCGCAAGGAATGGCAGAAGGCGGGCATCTCTCAGGCCGATATCGACAAGTGGCTGAAGACGAACACCGGCTGGTCAAAGACCTACTCCAAGTTGGTTGCTAAGGCGCTCGCGGCAGGCATTGACGTAGGCACGAACCTAGGCGACGGAACGATCCAGGGCCTTCGAAGCCGCATCGCCGACATGGAGACGATGGCCACGATGGCCGTCAACAAGATGACGGCAGCGGCAAAGCGCGCTGGACTCATCCAGTCCCCGTCGAAGGTCTGGTACGAGATCGGCACGGACCTCGGCGACGGCCTGAAGAACGGCCTTGAGGTGTCGTTCCCCCGCATCGCGGAGGAAGTCACCAAGGGCGTTGCGGGCATCACCGTCAAGATGATAGGCGAGGGCGAGAAGCTCTCCGGCGGGCTGCTCCAGGGGTTCGCCAACCGCGCCGACGCATTCAAGTCCGTCGTCGAGAAGCAGATGGACGTCATCAAGGGCGCACGTCAGGCACTCGATGACTACGCGAAGTCTGTCACCGACACGGTGATGGGCAACATCGACCTGTCTGCGACGAATGCTGACGGCACCGCGATGACGCCCGAGGCATGGATCGCCTCGCTGTTCGGTGGCATCGAGGGCCAAGCAAACCTGATGAAGGCCGTGGCTAGCGTCACCGGGCTAGTCCCCGAGGCGATCCAGCAGCAACTGCTGACAATGGCGCCGGCACAGGGCGAGGCGTTCGCCAAGTTCCTCGCCGATCCGGCCAACGCCTCCCTCGTCGCCAAGTTGAAGGAGAACTACAACGGGCTGGCGACGCTAACGGAGACCACTCTCGGCGATCCGATGGCGCAGGCATTCGCCATGGTCGGCGGCAAGTCGGCCACGAAGATGATCGCCCGAGCCAAGGCGCGCATCGCCGAGGAGGCTGCTGACTTCCAGAAGTGGGTTCAGAACCACCTCGACACGACGATCACGGTCAAGGTTCGCTACGACACCTCGGACGCTCCTGGTCGCGCACTTGGCGGCCCCGTCACCGGGTCAAGCCCGTACATCGTCGGTGAGAACGGTCCTGAGCTGTTCGTGCCATGGAAGTCCGGCACCATCATCCCCAATGATGGCCTGCCCTCTGCGATGGGCTCCTACGGCGGCGGTCGCTCAAGCGGTGGCAATAACTACTCCATCACCGTGAACGCAGCGGTCGGCGATCCCCGCGCCATCGGGCAGCAGATCGTCGAGTACGTGACGAAGTTCGAGAAGGCCAACGGCAAGGTATTCGCGGCGGCATAGGAGCCTTCATGGACGACGTTGCATGGAAGGTCTCGATTGCCTTCGACCTGTCAGCATCCGGCGTAGGTGACTGGTTCACCCTCAATGACACGACCAAGGGCGTCCTCGACAACGTGACCTACCTCCTCGCGGGCGAGGTGCTCGTAGACGTGACCGGGGACGTGCGCTCCATTAGCACGAAGCGGGGACGCTCGCGGACTCTCGACAAGTTCACGGCAGGCGTGGCCACGGTCGTCCTCGACAACCGGGACCGCACCTATGACCCGACGAACACGGCGGGCGTCTACTACGGGCAGATCGTGCCGCGCAAGCAAGTGGAGATCACCTACAACAACGCCCCCGTGTTCACGGGCATGGTCGAGGACTGGAACTTCGACTACACGATCAGCGGGGATTCCATCGCCACGGTCGCCTGCCTTGACG